TCTGTGTTTCTATCTAATCCAATGGAAGTTATGGATGACGGTACATTGATAAGGTATCCTAAACATACAAATCAATCTGACCTATTGCTTTATTCTGATATGCTTGCTACAATAGTCGAACCCACGACTGGTCTGTTAGCAAAGTACATTGAACAATTACCTGATGAAGAAGAAATTTTACAGTAATGTTAACCTGACTGGAGGGACAATCCTTTATATTGGATACGAGAATGGAGAACGTGTTCAATATAAAGATACGTTCTCTCCAGTTCTTTTTGTACCAGTCAATGAAAAAACAGAATACAAAACACTTGAAGGGGTGTATGCAAAACCAATAGAATTTTCTGATGTCAGTGATGCAAAGGAATTTCTTGACAAGTACAAAGATGTAGAAAATTTTAATATCTATGGTAATGATAGATTTTTATATCAATATATCAGTAATCAATTTCCAGAAGAAGAACTTGATTATGATATCACAAACTTAAAAATCTATACCTTAGATATTGAAACTAGTTCAGAGAATGGATTCCCTAGTATTGAAAACACTAGTGAAGAGATCCTCTGTTTGACAATTAAAGATTTCACAAGCAAGAAATTAATTGTATGGGGAACACGTGAATACACTAATACTAGATCAGATGTAGAGTATAGAGTATTTTGGGAAGAGCATGAAATGCTTAAGGATTTCCTTCACTGGTGGTCTCAGAATACTCCTGATGTTCTTACTGGTTGGAACGTAAAGATGTTTGACGTTCCATATATTTGCAGAAGGATTATGCGTGTGCTTTCAGATAAGCATATGAAGTCCCTTTCTCCATGGAATAAAGTACCAGAAAAGAACATTACTATTCGTGGCAGAGATTTTATTTACTATGATATCATTGGTGTTAGTATTCTTGATTACTTAGATCTTTATCAAAAGTTTACTTATACTAATCAAGAATCATATCGTCTTGATCATATTGCATACGTTGAACTTAATCAAAATAAACTAGACCACTCTGAATATGATACCTTCAGAGATTTTTATACTAAAAACTGGCAGAAGTTTGTTGATTACAACATTCATGACGTAGAACTTGTTGACCGTTTGGAAGACAAGATGAAGTTGATCGAACTTGCTATTACTATGGCATATGATGCTAAGGTAAACTTTGAAGATGTTTACTATCAAGTTCGTATGTGGGATAGTATTATCTACAATTATCTTAATAGACAAAACATTGTAATTCCACCTTCAGAGAAGCATGAGAAAGATGAGAAGTATGCTGGTGCTTATGTTAAAGAACCAATTCCTGGGATGTATGATTGGGTTGTCTCTTTTGACCTCAACTCTCTCTATCCTCATCTTATTATGCAGTATAACATCTCTCCAGAAACTCTTCTGGAGCATAGACATCCAAAGGCAACAGTTGATAAAATTTTGAATAAGGAACTAGATCTTTCTTATCTGAAAAATGAAACTTTATGTGCTAATGGTGCATGTTTTGATACGACAAGACAAGGATTCCTTCCTAAGTTGATGGATAAGATCTATAAGGAAAGGACCATCTACAAGAAAAAGATGCTTGCAGCAAAGCAAGAAAATGAAAAGAATCCTAGTGAAGATCTAGTAAAGGAAATTGCTCGGTGCAACAACATCCAAATGGCGAGGAAGATTCAACTTAACTCTGCTTATGGTGCTATCGGCAATCAGTATTTCCGTTATTACAAACTAGCAAATGCCGAGGCAATCACCTTATCTGGTCAGGTATCAATCCGTTGGATTGAAAACAAGATGAATGATTATTTGAATAGTATCTTAAAAACTGAAGGTGAAGATTATGTAATTGCTAGTGATACTGATTCAATCTATCTCAATCTTGGTCCACTAGTAAATAAATTCTTTGCAAATAAAATAGACGATAAACCTGCAATCGTTTCTCTTTTGGATAAAATATGTAAAGAAAAACTAGAACCATTTATTGATATTAGTTATAAAGAACTATCTGATTATGTAAATGCATATGATCAGAAGATGCAGATGAAGCGAGAGAATATCGCTGACAAAGGTATCTGGACTGCTAAAAAACGTTACATTCTAAATGTTTGGGATAGTGAGGGTGTCAGATATGCAGAACCTAAACTTAAAATGATGGGAATTGAAGCAGTCAAATCTTCTACTCCTGCACCATGTAGAAGTACAATTAAAGATGCATTGAAACTTATTATGACTAAAACTGAAAGTGACCTTATTAAGTTTATTGATCAGTTTAAATCTGAATTTTTTAAAATGAGACCTGAGGATATATCGTTTCCTCGTAGTGTAAACAATCTCAGTAAATGGAAAGGCAGCGTCACACTTTATAAAAAGAGTTGCCCTATCCATGTTAGGGGTGCATTAGTATATAATCATCATATTAAAACTAAAAAACTTACTCATAAATATCCAACTATTAGGGAAGGAGAGAAGATTAAGTTTGTGTATATGAAAACCCCAAATACTTTAGGAGAGAATGTAATCTCTTTTCTTTCTAGTTTCCCAGAAGAACTAGATGTAATTAAGTATATTGATTATAAACTACAGTTTCAGAAATCGTTTCTGGACCCTTTACAGATCATCCTAGATGTGATAGGATGGAAAGCGGAAAAACAAGCAACTTTGGAGGACCTTTTTGTATGAGTATTTTTGATTCGATTGCCAAGGAGGCAAAGAATGATTTTGCCAAACTCGTATCTGATGGCATTATCACAGGATCTGAACAGGGATATATTGATACTGGATCTTATATTTTGAATGCAGTTCTTAGTGGATCGATTTATGGTGGAATTGCTGACAACCGAGTTACTGCTATTGCAGGAGAGCAAGCAACAGGTAAGACCTTTTATGCTATTGGAATTGCAAAGAATTTTTTAGAAGCAAATCCTGATGGTGCAGTATTCTATTTTGATAGTGAAGCAGCAGCAACTGGAGATTTATTTAAGAATCGTGGATTAGATGAGAAGCGTGTATGGCACTTCCCAGTAGATACGATTGAAGAGTTTCGTACACAGATTATTCGTGTACTTGACAACATGCTTAAATTAAAAGATGAAGAGCGTAAACCTCTTCTTATTGTTCTTGATTCTTTGGGTATGTTGGCATCATCCAAAGAACTTGAAGATGCTCTTGCCGATAAACAAGTTCGTGATATGAGTAAGAGTCAGGTTATCAAATCTGTTTTCCGTATCGTTACTAGTAAACTTGGTAAAGCAAAGATTCCCATGATTGTTACCAATCATACCTACAAAACTATGAATCCATATGGAGAGCAGAGTGAGATGGGTGGTGGATCTGGATTAAAGTATGCGGCTTCTACCATCATTCAACTTACTAAATCAAAAGAAAAGGATAGTAAAGGCAATCAAACTGGAGTTATCATCAAAGCAAAAGCTGCAAAGTCAAGGTATACTAAAGAGAATTCCTTAGCAGAAACTAGATTGTTCTTTGACAACAGAGGACTTGATAGGTATTATGGTCTTCTTGAATTGGGTGAGCAGTATGATATCTTTAGTAAATCTGGAGCATACTGGGTAATCAATGGATCTAAGCATTATGCTTCTGCCATTCTTGCTGAACCCGAGAAGTTCTTTACCCAAGAGATTATGGAGAAACTTGATTGGGCAGCAAAGCAGGAGTATTCCTATGGTGCAGAAACGAATTGATGATTACATTAAAATATATGATAATGTAATTGATATAAAATTTTGCAACAGATTAATTGATTACTATGATAATTCAAATCCAGTATTTGTAGATTCAAATTACAAACCAAAGTTTCATCATCTTGTAATTGATTATGGATTATCAATGGAATTGATACCATTGATAAAACCAGTTTTAAAATCTTATTTTGAATCCTTAAATTCTTTAGAGTGGATTCCTTTAGAATATGCTTATGAAGAATTTAGGATTAAGAAATATAGGAAAGGAACTGATGATTGTTTTTTAAATCATGTTGATGTTACTGATCATGCATCTGCAAAAAGATTCTTATCTTTTTTCATCTATCTTAATGATGTGAGTTACGGAGGAGAAACTGAATTTGTTAATTTAAAAAAACAAATAAAACCAAAAGCAGGACGTATGCTAGTATTTCCTCCACTCTGGTTGTTTCCACATCAAGGTAAACCAGCAATCAGTAATGACAAGTACATTCTTGGATCTTATTTTCACTACATATGAAAACATTAGAAACAACCATTTTACAAAATCTTTTATATAGTGATAACTATAGGAAACAAGTATTTCCATACTTGAAAAAGGAATACTTTGAAAGTTATGATAACAAACTTGTATTTGAAATAATTTACGAATTTGTTTCAAAGTATGAAAAGTGTCCCACTAAAGAATCATTAGAAGTAGATCTTCAGAATAAAAAAGATATTACTGAAGAACAATATAAAAATGCATCAGTAATTATAGATGCATTTAATAATGAAGATATTGACATTCAATGGTTAATTGACTCATCTGAAACATGGTGTCGTAATAGAGCTATCTATCTTTCTCTATTGGAAAGTATTAAGATTGCTGATGGACAGGATCCTAATAAGGATATGGGAGCGATCCCTAGTATATTGTCTGATGCTATTTCAGTATCCTTTGACAATACTATTGGACATGATTATTTTGATGACTACATTGATCGATATAATTCATATCATAGGAAGGAATCTAAAATTCCTTTTGATATTGATATGTTCAATAAAATTACCAAGGGTGGTCTACCAAATAAAACATTAAATGTCGCTCTTGCTGGAACTGGCGTTGGTAAATCTTTGTTTATGTGCCATGTTGCAGCATCTGCTCTTCTTCAAGGGAAGAATGTTCTTTACATTACTCTTGAGATGGCAGAAGAAAAAATTGCAGAACGTATTGACGCAAATTTGTTGAGTGTTCCTATTCAACAATTGCGAGATCTTCCACAAAAGATTTATGAAAGTAAAGTTACAAACTTAACTAAAAAAACAAATGGGAAACTAATTATTAAAGAGTATCCCACTGCATCAGCACATGTCGGTCATTTTAGATCTCTGCTTAATGATCTTTCTCTTAAGCGGAATTTTAGACCTGATATTATATTTGTGGATTACCTTAATATTTGTTCCTCGCAAAGATTTAAGGCAAGCTTCGTCAATTCATATACCCTTGTTAAGGGAATTGCTGAAGAACTCAGGGGTCTTGCAGTCGAGTATAATGTACCTATTGTCTCTGCGACGCAAACCACACGTTCAGGTTATAGTAGCTCTGATGTTGACATCACTGATACTAGTGAATCCTTTGGTTTGCCTGCTACTGCTGACTTTATGTTTGCCCTTATTAGTACAGAAGAATCTGAACAACTTGGACAGATTCTTGTAAAGCAGTTAAAGAATCGTTATAACGATCCTACGATTAATAAAAGATTTGTCGTGGGTATTGACAGAGCGAAGATGAGGCTGTATGATTGTGAACAGTCAGCTCAATCCAACATCATAGATGCTAAACTGGATGTTGAATATGATCCTGATGAACACAAATCAATTCTCGATAAATTTGAAAAATTCTCAACACTAAAGGTATGACAAAAGAAATTAAATTCTCTAACTATGAAAACTTTGTGGATGCAGTCACTTCAGATTGTTCCCGCAATTTTGTTGACTTTGCTGATCGCATTGGCGAGTTGGATCGTCAAGGTGCCAATATTGAACGACTGCTTACTGCTGGCGTTGGTATTAATGCTGAAGGTGGTGAGTTCCTTGAGATCGTTAAAAAGATGGTATTCCAAGGTAAACCTTGGAACGACGATAATCGAGAACATCTTATTATTGAGTTGGGTGATATTATGTGGTACGTAGCACAAGCAACTCAAGCACTTGGAGTTAGTATGGATGAAGTTCTTACTCGCAATATCACTAAACTTTCTAAGCGATATCCAGAAGGTGCATTTGATGCTTATTTCTCAGAGAATCGTGCAGCAGACGATCGCTGATAAATAAAATAAAAACTACTAATGAAGTTTAATACAACTGAGGAAGTATTGGACTTCCTCACTTCCAATATTAAAACTAGTTATAGGGAAAGATATAGTAGTGTTTCTATATTTTC